GTCTGAAATTTTCAGACGGCCTTTTTTATAGCCTGGCTATGGATTGACTGCTTTTTTCAAATCCGTACCGGCTTTAAATTTAGGCGTAGTATGGGCAGCGATAACTAATGCCTCGCCGGTCTTAGGGTTGCGACCTTGACGTTCTGCCTTGTCTACAACATAGAACGTACCGAAACCGGTTAATCGAACCTCGCCACCGGCAATCAGCTCGTTAGTCACAACTGTCTCAAAGGCATTCAAGACATCAGCTGCAGTAGATTTGCTTACGTTTGCTTTTTCGGCCAATGCGGCCACCAATTCAGGTTTATGCATGATTGACTCCAAATGATTTAATAAAAGCGGCAAACCGTGCCGCGCGGTTAAACTCTTTAATCTTCTCCGCCCAGCCAGTTGTCTTCATCTTGGTCTTTCCAATCGTCTACCCGAAATACCAAGTGGATTAACCAATAGACGAAGATTGAGGCAGAAAATAAAAACAGCAGCATGGTCACACTTTCGCAATATCCAAGTTCATCAACTGATACTCGCCGTCTTGACCACGTTCGTAAATCCGTACAAATTGCTTGCTTGTATGAACTTGCAAACTATCGCTCAAAGCATCCATAGCGCGTTGCCATTTCTCATCTTTAATTGCCAACCGGCGCAGACCGAGTACGCGGGCGGTGCTGATATTGCCTTCTTTATCCACTTGGAAGGCCGCGTTAATCAGTGTTTTCAATTCCGTGCGGCTGCCTTCCGTCCACTCATTGATGCACTCATCAATCAAGGCCTTGGCGGCAAGCAGACCTTCATCAAAGACCAGTGTGTCCTGCATAGCAAGATTTACACGATATTGCCCGTCGAAGCTGTGAAGAGTGACATTGCCTTTCTTGCCGCCCAACGATACGTCGTAACGGTCGGCGGAGAGCTGTACAAACGCCGCAATATCCTCAACAGCACCACGTTTGAAATCCACAATCTTTTCTTGTACCGACCGAGCCTTTCCTGCCAGCTCCATGACCAGCTCGTCGCGCAATAAATCCATTTCCTTAATATTGTCTACCGGCACCAAATTACCTTTTGCATCTTTGCGGTATTTGCTCAAATCCAGTTCATTCATTTTTAATACCTTTCTGCCTGTCGGCATATATCTTTCTACATTCATCCACCGTCCGGTGGCGTTGGCTGTATATCCAATCCCTGTTCATACAGGGTGCAGTTTTCAATACTGCCAACTTCTGTTTCAATGCTTTTGCTTGCTGTTTACCGTATGTAGTAGGAGTATGTTTTTCATCCAACCTAGGCACCATCTTTATTTCCAAAGGCGGCAGATAGCGGATTAAGTCAGATGGATTCGGCCATTCGTTTTGTGAGACAGCGATACTCTCAAACGCCATTTTTACCCTTGATACATCACGATCAGGCTGCCATTTTTGTTTGAGCAGAAGGCCGTACCACACTTGGGCTACCGCCGTCAGGTCTTTAGCAGCCGGTCGGCCTTTTAGATTTAAGGCAGATAGCAACATAAACCCTTTGGCGATTTCCTTTTTCAACCATTCATGCTGGTTCTCCATTTCCTGCCCACTCCATCAAATTCCCCACACCGGTACGAAGCTTTGTCCCTGATTCAGCCGCATTACAGACAGTAGGAGTTGAAGCCATTCTTTCCGGCTGCCAAAATGTAATGTTTTCCAGTAAAAATCCGTGACTTGTCAGTGGAGTTTTCAGACGGCCTGAGTCACGCGCCTCAATACATCGGTTTGCAGCCCAAATCCATGCTTCACGGGGAGCTGCATATTGCTTACGGTTGCGCTCGACCATCCTTGCCTGAATCATAGGCAGCAAATCTCCCAATAGCTTTGAAACTCTGTTAAAACTTAAATCCTTTTCAGCCGGACGAAACAGTGTCAAATACCGCAATATCGCTTTGACCAGCTCGTCCGAAATGCCGGTCAGGGCAATCAGGGCTTCGCGGGCATCATCATGGGCGATTAATACATCCAAGCTCATCACCGCACCGCAGGTAGGGCAGCGTACTTTCATCTCACCATCTCCAAATCCTTACGGCTCAAACACCGCAATGCCGTCTGAACCACATCCTCAATTTCATCCGATAGCCGAGATGACCATACATCATCACAAACTTACCCGACACCGTTGTCAGCTCAGTGACAAGATGACCGCCTTTTTCGCGCCATACCGACACTTTGATTTTGCTGTAATCCCTGTTCATTTTTCCGCTCCGATGGGCTCCAAAACCACGCCTGCCATTTTGTCCGTATCGCTCATTCCGCCATACACCGCCTCCCATAACTGGTCGGCAACCTCTTTATCGCAGTTTGGCTGTACAGATTTACTGCTAATGGTTTCCCACAAAAAAGCTTGCCCAGCCCCAACGATGAAACACAAACAGATAACTTTAATTTTCGTACGCATACTCATCTCACACCCCCCGTACCACATCGCCGTCAACAAGTTCAAACCCCAATTCCGCCGCCTGATTCATCGCCGCAGCCACAAGATTATTGACGGCCAGAGGATAGAGCAGGCTGTTCTGTTCAACCCCTTTGCTTGTTCTGCTCTTCACAGTCAAACGTTCCGCTACCGCATCCACCGCACTTTGGTTCAAAACTTTTGAAACATCCGCACCGACCCGGGCAAACTTGTGTTTCAAATAACCTTCCAGCTTGCCGTCAGTCAGAGGTAGGAGGGTAACCACCTCGCAACGTTGCACCACCTCGCGCACAGCAGGATTGTTTTCGCTGAGCTTTTGCGCCAACTCCGTCTGACCGATTAAGACAATCCCGAGCAGTCGTTCAAAACCGTTCTTCAGCTCAAAAAAGCGTTTCAAGTGTTTCAGGGTCGGCAGAGGCAGGCCATGAGCCTCTTCAATCAGCAGCAGGTGCTTGTTACCGGCTTTTGCGCTTTCAGTCAGAGCGCGATGAATTTGGCGGAAACGAGCCTCCGGACTGCGTTTCGGGCTTGTTCCAGGCGCAACCGCCTCCAAAATTGCCTCAGCGATATGTACCGCTTTGAGTGTCTTACCCTTTTGGTCGTTGTCTTCCATTGCCAGCACATAAGGCTCAATCAACACAATCTGACGGCCTTCGCGGTTGATACGGTCTTGCAGGTCTTCGCGCAGTGTGGATTTACCCGCGCCGCTTTCACCGACCACCGCCACAAAACCACCGTGGCAGGCCGTCTGAAACATTGCCTCACGTACATAACGCACATCTGACGTCATATACACATCGTCTGCCGACTGGATTTCATCGTTGAACGGGTCGCGGAATAATCCAAAATGCTGTTTTGCGGCTTGGTTCAGGGTTGCTTTTCGTAGTAACATCTCATTGTCCTTGTCTTCGTAAGTTGCTTGGGCAGGTGCGGTTTCCGGCTCGTTTCTCAGGCTCGCTGGGATTTCCGCACCATTCTTTTCAAAAAATTGTTTCAATTTCCTTCGCAGCTCGGCTGCGTTTTTTTTCGGCCATTGCCCGTGATTGACTACCGCCACCAGCATCGGCTTGCTGCATCCGATTTCGGCTGCGGCGGCGGCATAGGATTGGCCGATTTTTTGAAAACTTTGTTTCATCGTTTTCCTCTCTACAAATGCGACGACGTCGTCGCATTT